ACCAGCACGCGGCCATGCTCGACGGCGACCTGGCAGCGCGCCTGCACCAGCCAGCGACGCAGTGAGTTGCTGGATCGCCACTTACTCACCTACGCCAGCGTAAGCGAGGCGCACCTCATCGATCTTGACGAGACCATCCTGCGCCACGATCACATCAGCCTTGGGCTCGACGATCTCGACGTTGTAAGCGCCGCTCGCCGCGATCGATGCCTCAAGGCTCATCATCGTCAAATCAGCACCCAGCCAGCGGATCGCATCCACCAGCGCCAGCACGCGATCCCGCACGTCGGTCATCAGTGCTTCGCTGGCGACACCCGGGAACGATTTGATGTTCGCCCGGATATTCGTGTGAGTAATTTTCGGTCGCAGCACACTGATCCAATCGGTCAGCCCTCTGCGAGCGAACTTCTTGTCGTTGATGAAGTCGAACACCGTCTTGATCTGCAGGTCGGTCGGCGTCGGCGTACCGGAATCGGTCATGATCCAATCGCCAGTCTGAAAGTCCTGAATGATCCGCGGCTGGTAGTTGTCCGCCATGATGGCGATGAAGACGTGCCCGGTGGCACGCTTTGTGAACGCTGCCGCATGACGGATCGGAAGCTCGCCGGCCGGCATCGGTGCCGATAGCGCCCAGAATATGTAGCTCTCGTACGTGCCCTGGCCTGGCCCGTTGAGGCTCAGGATCGAGGGCGACAGCCACAGCCTGGTGCGATAGGCAGCATCGGTCTCGTCGAAAGCGCCGCCAGTCGCGATGGTGATGCGCGGCACACCATACGGATAACGCGAGCCGATCGCGTCGAGATCGCCGCCGACCGCGAACACCAGCGTGATCGCCCGGCACGCCTGGTTGACGCGATCCCGCACCAATGCCTCGAAGAAGGAATTGCATTCCTGGTTGATGCGGATCGGATCGAACTCAAGCGGACCGACGTCGTATTCGGCCGCCATCGGTGGGTCGTAGCTCGACCACAGCGCCTTGAACCGCGCCATGCGGTTCGAGATCATGTCCTCCGTCGAGATCGACTGCAGGACCTGCATGTCCGGCAGCAATTCCGGCCGAATGACCGTGAATCGTGTCGGCGTCGTCGTAACCAGGTTCAGCAATGCGATCGGATCAGCCATTGCGTGCTCTCAAGGCCCTCTTGTCCGTTAGCTCGACGATCACGTAGGTCATCGTCTCGCAGCCATCACAGCGCCAGCAGAACGTCAGTTGGTCGCGGATGCGTTTCTCGATGTGCCGCATGCGCATCTTGCGCTTGCGATCACAATGCTCGCAGAGCGGAGCCCTGATCACCGTGCGGGTAGTCACGAACCCATGCCGATCGGCGTGACATCCCAGAGATCAGCGCCGTGACCGACAATGCCGAAGTGGCGCCGCTCGTAGGGCTGGAAGTCACCGAGATGCCCGCGCGGGAAGTAGACGCCCTCCTGGCGGAAGATCGCCTGCCCGAGCCGCAGCAGATCAGCCGCCGCAAGCGATGAGCGCGGAGCCCACTGGCTCAACGCGTCGCCCATGAAGTAGACCTGCTTGATGCGATAGCGCGGCTCCCACAGATCGATCGACGTCGCAATCGCCCAGAAGAAGCGAGTGATCACGCGCGGGACGATGCTCTCGCCGAGCATGTGCGGCACGAAACTACCGACCCATCGTCGCAGAACCCGCGAGTGAAATCGCGTCGCGAAGATCACCTGCATCGACTGCTCGACATGGCGCCAACCCATCAGCACCTTGCCGCTGCGCCGATCGACGCCATTGCCGGCCGGACCGACGATGACGCGTCGGTTGTAGAGGTCCGGCCAGATCGTCGCGAGTTGCCGGAAGTACGGCTCCGACGACGATATGATTGGCAGGTTGGTAAAGTTATCGCCGTCGGCCATGACTTATGCAGGCGTTTCTGCCGGCGGCACGACTGGCGCCAGTGCGCCCATGTCGACAAAGAACCGCGCCTCAGCTTCGGTCATGCGCACGAGAGCCTTGCCGCCCTCGTAGTAATACTTGCCCTCGAACGGCGTGCTGGCGCGTCCATCCGGCTTATGATCCGGCGCGATGATCTCGTAGACCTTAGTGTCGGATGGCGTGACACCACTGCGCTGGTTCCACTTCTGACGATTAGAAACGGGCATAGTTCACCTCCTACGATTTAGAAATCTTCACGTCGGTCTTCTTGAGACCCGGCTTGGTCTTGATGCGCCACGGCATGTTGACCTGCGGCGGCTTGCCCACAACCTGAAACGGTCCGTCCGTGAAAGCAGTCCCGTACGTCTTGCCGTCGTTGGCGCTGATCTCGCAGCCTTTGTCGGTGGTGTGCGCGCGGTTCTTGCCTTCCTTGATGAAGTGCGTGATCGACTTGTCCTTCTCGTGGATGCGCGAGATGATCGTCGGCTCGACCTCCTTCTGCTGCTGCTGTTGAGCAGCAGGCGATTCAACTTTCCCAGTTTCTCCGCCGGCACCAGCGCCACCGCCCATCGGCCCGGCACCACCGCCGCCGCCGCCGAGGAGCGGAATTTTCTGTTGGTCCTGATGCGCCGGATGTTTCTGCGCCTCGAACATGAAGGCGTCATAGATGTGGCCGCCGCTCTGGCCTCCACCTCCGCCGGCACCGCCGCCACCTCCGCCGCCGCCAGCACCGCCCTGGCCGCCTTGCTGCTGCTCGCCGGGCTTGTGCATGCGCTGACCGAAGTTGCCGTATTGCTTCGTCTCGCCGTTGGTCTGCGGCGCGAAGTCCGGCTGCGGAAATGATTTCGATTGCGCCGATGGCGATACACGCGCCATGCGAAAATCATTGCCCTGTGCACTGACGGTGACGTTCTGGCCCTTCTCGTAAAGCTGCTGCTCGCGCCCGCCGCCGGAATGATCGTCACAGTGCAACCATGGTGACAGCCACTCGCTGCCGTCCGGGCGAAAGCCCATCACCACACGGCACTTGCGCTCGCCGCCGCCTTCCTTGACCTCCTTGACATAGCCGTAGCGCGGCCCGCCAGATTGTCCGGTCTGGCGCTGCAGGTTCTCGATCTTGTGCAGTAGCTCGTCCCATTGCGGTCGGAACGTCATCGGATAACCCTTAATGCGACTTTCAACTCATCCGCCACACGCTGGCCAAGCTGGCGCATGGTGAATAGCTGCTGCGGCGCCTGACCAGGGGCATCGAATGCGAGCGGCAGCCGGCGCAAGCTCGACCAGGGCTGCGTGATGCAACGGCAGTTCGGATGCACCAGGTTGGTGCGAATGCCTTCGACTGGATGCGGCGGCTCATAGTTCGCCCACTTTGCCTGCATCTCGCGAATTTCTTCCTGCGTGTACGGCGAGTTCTCGGCAACCTGGTTGCACACGTCGCACACGGTGTGATCGCCTGACGTCACGACCTTGAGCAGCAGATCGTTCTCGAACTGCTTGGTGTCGCGGCTCTCCCATGGCCGCTCCCAATCCATCGCACCCGGCAATACTTGGCTGGCATCCATCTCCCAGATCAGATCGTCAGGCGATGCTTCCTTGACGTTGATCGCGTTAAAGATCGCACCGCTCGGCAGATCAGTGCGCTCGGCAATGCTGTCAACGACGGATCGCAGCACGCCTTCACCATAAGTGTTGAGCGCACGCGCCATGGCCGGCTTGGTGCGCCTTGGCATCTCGTCGAGGAAGCGCGCCCAGTGCAGCAGATCGCTCGCATCAACCTTGTACTTCAGCATCCTTCACCGCAGCAGTGCCCAATGCGGCACTGGCACGCCGAGCGCTGACAACACGTAAAGCAGCACCCCCAGAATAATCAGCACCATGATGACAACCGCCAGCACGTAAAGCAGCCTCACGATGAAGGCCGGCAGATATGGCGTGATCAATGGCGCAAGTTGTCCTGCCACCCACCACGCTAGCCCGATCAGGATTAGAGCAACGAATAAAATGACCAGCGCGGCGATAACCGTCATGGCGGTCCTCCGTTCACCGGACCGACCTGGCCCGGCTGTGGCTCATCGTCGTCCAGGTTGAGCACGTCGAGCCGCGGCACATCCTCGTCACCGAGCGGCAGCGTACCATCCGGCAGCGGTGTCTCGCGCAGCGGCCATGGCA